TATGATTGACTTTAACTAACTTGAATATTATCTTATCACTTCTAAATTAGGGTAATTTATGCCTAAATCTCAATATAACAGGAAAAAACCAAATAAAGCAAGTAAACCTACACAAAGAAGAAAAAATGCCTACAAACGCAAAAAGTAAAGGTGGCAGACCAAAGAAGTATGATATAGACCCTGAAGAAGTGTTTAAGTTATCTTCTTATGGTTGTACTAATACTGAAATAGCTGATTTCTTTGGATGTAGTAAGGATTTAATTAGTAAGAGTTATTCCACAAATGTCCTAAAAGGCAGAACAGACCTAAAAAAGAGATTGAGAAAAGCACAAATAGATTCAGCATTAAGTGGTAATTCAACTATGCTTATATGGTTAGGAAAACAGTATTTAGAACAAACAGAAAAGAGTGAAGTTGAATGGACTAATCCAGTAACAGGTGTAGAATTTGTAGATGTTACTTAAATTCAATAAAGAAAACTACTTTCCACACCAATGGGATTTTCTAACATCTAATGCACCTGTAAATGGTTTGGTTGCAGGATTTGGTGCAGGTAAGACTCATGTGTTTTTAAGAAAGACATTTGTCAATCTATTTAAAAGGGTAAATAGAACAGGGAAATCTTCAGGGTTAATATTGTACCCTACTTATGATTTAGCTAATGAACTGTTTGTAGAACCTTTTTGTGAGATGTTAGAAGAATACAAAATACCATTTCAATACAAAAGGGCAGAGCATAGATTTATTACAGCAGCAGGAAACATTAAGATTTATCAGTTGCAAATGCCACACAGAATAGTAGGTTCAGAATATACTTATTGTGGTATAGATGAATTTGATGTAGAATCATGGAAGAATTGTGATTTAGCATTTAAAAAGGCTATTGGTAGGATGCGTGGATGTGAAGATACTGAACTATATATAGTAACATCACCAGAGGGCTTTCATTATACTCATCATTTATTTGTAGAAAATGCAAGTGATGATAGGTTTTTAGTACATGGTAAATCAACTGATAATACTTATTTACCACAGAAATATGTAGATTTATTAGAATCTAATTATGATGAAAGGATGCTACAAGCCTACAGAGATGGTCAATTTGTTAATTTAAATCAAGGAAGCACATACTATGCCTTTAATAGAGAAGAAAATGTTGCCAAAGTGGACTATGACCCAAACAAGCCTGTCTATATTGGGGCAGACTTCAATTCAGACCCCCTTGTTTTTTGCTTGTGGCAAAGATATGAAAAAGCTCCACAAATCAGGGTATTTGATACGCTTTCCTTATCACATCAAGGAGATGGAGATTTATTAACTGAAAGAATGGCACTTACTATAAAAGATAAATATCCTAACAGACAATACTTTTGTTATCCAGATGCAACAGGAAGGCAAAAACATTCTTCAGCACAATTTTCAGACATTTCACTTTTGAAAAGATATTTTCAGGTCAAAGTTAAACATATAAATCCAAGAGTAGTAAACAGAGTAAATGCAATGAACAAGGCATTATCTGGTAATATGATTATAGACCCAAAATGTAAAACATTAATAAATGATTTAGAAAGAGTAGTTAATAAGCAAGGCACAAGAGAAATAGATAAAAGCAATAAAGCACTATCTCATGCCTCTGATGCTTTAGGCTATTCTGTTTTTTATGAATTTCCTGTAACCAGACCCAAATTATGGAGCATAGATAGATGATACCAAGTATAAAAGAATTGACACAGCACAGCCAATTCCAAGCCAATCAGAATGAGAAAAAACTATTCAAAGCCAAAAGGCAAAAGGCTCTTGATTATTACAATGGAAGAACTGCTAAATATACCAACAGTTATTTCAACTTTACACACCAAGTACCTATTGCAAATGTAAATGTTACTAAAAGGGTTATTGATAGGACTTCATTGGTTTATATGGTAGAACCTAAAAGAACTTACTCCAAGCCTGAAATAGTGGATTTTATGTACTATAAACACCAAAAACTACAGAGGGCAGAAAGATATACAAACTTACTTGATAGCATACTTCTAAAGGTTACATGGAGAAATGACAGATTAGAGTATGATGTAATACATGATTTTGAACCTATGTTTGGAGATGACCCACTACATCCTATTGGCTACACATACCCACTATCTATTAAGAGTGAAGTGCTTGATGATACTCCAGAGATGTTTCAGTATTGGGATATGGAAAATCAATTTGTGTTTGATAGGAATGGTAAGATAATGCCTGATTTAGATAATCCAGACCATGTGAACTTTTATGGTGATTTACCATTTGTAGAACTATTCAGGGAAGGCAGACCAGAGTATGCTTATTTTGATACAGACCCTGCAACTGATTTGATTGATACTAATACACTTATCAATGTAGCAGAAACTAATAAGGCTGCTAATATACACTTCCAATCATTTGGATATGCTTATGTAAATGGCTCTGATGTTGATAAAGAAAGTTTACAGGTAGGTCAAGACCAACTTATGTATTTAGGTCAAGATGGTGTCATGAATATTGTAGCACCTCCTAATTCAATACCAGCACTAACTGAAGGTATAAAAGAATCCTATAAAATGTTAGCACAAAACTATCATTTACCAACATCATTTGCTGAAGGTACTTCTGCTGAATCTGGTGTAGCATTAAGATTAAGAAACCAAGAATTACAGGATGATAAAAAATCTGATATAAATAAGTATAAAGATTGTGAGTATAAGATATTTGATGTAGAGAAGTTGATATTGTTGCATGAAACAATGATGGATGCAGGTGAGTTAGAGATGGTTGATTTCAATGAAACTGCTGAAGTATTATCACCACAAGAGCAAATAGAGAAATGGGAGTGGATGCTTGGTAAAGGTCTAATTGATGAAGCAGACATACTTATGCAAATGAACCCTGATGGCTTTGAAGATAGAGATGCTGCATTTGATTATATATTTGAAAGACAGAAAAAAGAAGAAGAAAATGCTGAAGGTGAATCACCACTTGTAGAAGCATTAACAAGACCTGTATAATGGCTGAATACAAAGGCAAAAAGGTTACACTTAATAAACCAAGAAGAATATCAAAGGGTTCACCAAGTTATAACAGGAAGAAGTTTGAAGTGTTTGTTAAGAATCCAAAAGGCAACATTGTAAGGGTTACATTTGGTGATGCTAATCTATCTATAAAAAGAGATTCAGATACAAGAAGGGCATCATTTAGGGCAAGGCATAAATGTGATACTAATCCACCAAAAGATAAGACTAAAGCAAGATATTGGTCATGCAGGTTCTGGGAATCAGGCAAAACAGTTAGTGAGTTATTAGACTAATGTCAGATAATAAAGGAGCAAGGTCATATAAAGGTGAAGTAATAGGTGATTCTATGGCTATTACTATTAACTTTAAGTGGTTAATTCAGATTGTTGTATTTACTGCTATGATTGTATATTCATTTTGGAAGTATGAAAGTAGATTGCAAGAATTAGAGCGTAACATGGATATAGCACTTGAAAAGGTTGTTATGTATGAAGAAGAAAGAGCCAAAAGAGAAGCAGAGCATATTAAAGAACTTGAAGCACAAATGCAATGGTATGAATCAGAGTTAAACTTAAATCCTTTTAGTTGGGGTAAGAAAAAGAAGTAATGGCTGATATATTTGATGATTTAGATTCCAAAGCAGAACAACTTGCAAAGAAAATAGGACAATCTTATGATGAGGTTTTTGCAGGTTTGTTAAAACTTGTTGAGGGTAAAACAGCAGAAGAAGCTATAGAAATATTAGCAGACTTGAATATAGGTCAAGCATTAAAGTTGAAACAAGCAAAAGCAACAAATAGTATTATGTCAGCAGGAGCAGTTGGTATTTTAGAAAATACATTTACAACTACAGCACCACTTACTGAATCTGCACTAAAAGGATTGCTTACAAGTGTTGAAATGAAACTTTCATCAAGATTTACTGATGTAGTAGGCAATGATATGAGAAGCATAATAGTTGATGGTATATCAACAGGCAAATTTCCAAACCAAATATTAAAAGAATCAAAAGAAAAATTAGAAGAATTAGGTCATTCTGTTGCAAATGCACAAAAAGAAATAAGAACAGGATTTAGTCAATACAGTAATTCTGTAACTAATGCAATGGCAGAGAAAGCACCTGCTGATACAAAGTATGTTTACATAGGGGCTTATGATGACAGAACAAGACCTGAATGTGAAGAAAAAATACAGTTTGGTGAAGGCACAAGGGAAGAAATAATAGCAAGATTTGGTGATATGAATAATGAGATATGGAATTGCAGACATGGGTGGGATGAAGTGTCATCATCACCAAAAGACCAAGGCTATAACCCAGAAAAGTTTGAGGGATAATGTTAGATAGTAAATTTTTTAGAAAGATTAGTGCTGATGTGGTTATGAAATACAGAAAGCATACATTTGACCCAGCAGGTAGTGGTAAAGGTGCTAAAGATGTATTTGGAAAACCATTTAAAGAATATTCATCAAAAAGTGCTAATGTAGGATGGAGAACAATAGGTAGTGGTAATAAAAAAAGGTCAGTATTTATTGATAGCTATGCAAATAAAAAGAAAACAGGCAATATAAAAAGACAATATGCAAAATTTGCAAATAGCAAAGCACCTGTACTTACAGGAGATTTATTAAGAGATTATGGCTTTCAGAAGTTTTTACCAAATGGGTTTTCTTTTGGGTTCAAAACTGAAGGTTCTAAAGTAAAAAGATTAGCAGAATTAGGTAGGGTACTGTCAAGTAAACAAGTGCCTATTCCTAAATCAGTAGAAAAATTTATCAATAAACAAGCTGATAAATATGTTGAAAACAAGTTGGGTAAAATCAAAGGTGGGAACATTGATATTAATATTACATAAGTTTAATTATGTAGTTTTTTATGATGTACATCACAGATATTTATCCTATTAACTAACTCACAAAAGAGGTAAATATGTCAGAAGAAACTACTGCACAAAGCAATGATAATGCTGTAAATAATCCTACCACAGAAGGTAGTAAAAATAATGATGTACCTTATGATAGATTTCAAGAGGTAAACGCACAGAAGAATGATTGGAAATCACAAGCAGAAACAGCTATGTCTAAACTGAAAGAGTATGAAGCAGAACAGGCTAAAGCCAGAGAAGCTAAAATGGTGCAAAATGAGGAATATAAGACACTATTAGCTGAAAAAGATGCAGAGATTGCCAAGCTAACAGAAGTATCTACTCAATGGAATAATTATCAAGAGGAAACAAGAGCTTCCCTTATGGAAAAATTACCTGAAGATAAAAGGCAATTTGGTGAGGGTATGGACTTGACAAAACTACAAAAGTTTGTAGATACTGAAGTGCAGTCAGTAAATCCTAATGCAGGAAAAACAAATTCACAAAGGCAAGGAGTAAATCCAAGTGGTGGTGAGTTTGGTGGTTATAGTTCATGGGCAGAGTTTGCTATGAAAGACCCAAAGGGTGCTGAAGCAGCTATTGCAAATGAAACTTCAAATTATATAAAATAAAACTCTACTTGAAGGCTAACAAGCAGTTGATTGAGAGTAAAATTAGAGGTCAGAAATGGCAAACACAGATGTAGGTGTTGCAGCTGGTGGTTTAGGGAAAACCATAGCAGCAGCAAT